TTTTGCTTTTTTTATGCTGTCAATCAATGTTCTTATTTTTACTTCGATTTTGCCTTTTGTTACGTATCCAGATAACGTACCGGCGATATGTTTGATTTGTGACTCATCACCGCCAAAACCTTCACTGTCAGCGGTTTTTGTGAATGTCTTTAGCAGCTCGCAGTAAATGTTATAGGCTCGTAAAACTGTGTCATACCCAATGGTAAGCTTGGTGACTGAGTGTTGAAAATTATCAATTGCGTGTAAACTGGCTGCAATCTTCAATACTTGCTTGTCCATTTTGCCTAAGAATCCCCTCATTAAGTTGCTTGAATATTTACCACCGTCCGCCATCATTGGTTCAAATTCGTTTTTCTTTTGCAAGATGAATTTCTTTGAATCCTCAGTGATATTCAAAACAGTCTTATCAGACATGATCACGTTCCTCATTATCTCACCAAAAGCAGTTTTAACCTCACTGCTAACTGGTTTGAATTGAGTATGATCACGACTACCAAGCATGTGTGACTCATAACCAAATAGAAAACGCTCAGTTAAGCCGTTCTCACGGTCTGACATGCTCAATATTGCCTTTACAGTTTCATACTGAGCAAGCACAGCAATCCCGCCGCGAATATGTATGGAAGGCATAGAGCGAGTAATACGTACCATACTAACGTAACCGTTATCCCAACCTTTTAATATCGGCTCGTTGTTTGGTGCTTTTTTGCTGTCTCCATATGCTAATCCAATACTTGTTAATATTGATTGCGCCTCATCAGAAATGATATTAAACATGCCAGTTTGTTTTGCTGCTTCATTGCATAACGCCTCTGGCGTAGCATCTGTAAAATACATTTGATAAATAGGGTAGCGCGACAATTTTTCCTCAAGCTCTACTATCGTGTCTCGCAAATTCATTTTTTCTTCGCGGCCGGTTGAGCTTTTAAGTTCCTTTTCTGCCTCCTCAATATCCTGGAGTATTTCACGGCGGCGCTTCATGTTTCCTGCGTTTAATTCCTCTGTCGCTGCCAGTATGGGGCTTGTAAAAAAATTACTAACGCCGGTCTTACCTGTTGATGGTGGTTGAGCTGTTGCAATGTATAAATTAGTTGATAGCTCACCAAAGTAATTAACGTAAAAGCTTTTGCACATAGCAGCAGCCACACAGCCAAGACCATGCAAATAAACGCTAGATTCGGGGAATTGAACTTGTGCCGCAACTTCTTTAGCTAAGTTACTAAGCGCATCGTCACGACTATGATCTATTAGATGCATTGTCGAGTAGAGGCGATCATCTTCTGTTAGGATCGGTTCTGGCCAATACTCTCTATGTGTTGCGGCACCACTATCTGGCCCATCTTTAAATTGACCAAAATTTGTTATGTTATCCATGTTTATATTTTGAGGCATTTCTTACTTCCTTGCTGATTTGTCTAAGTTAATAACAAGCGCAATCATCGCATCTTTACCCTGAACATTAAAAAGCTCAAGTAGGTAATTTATACCGCAAATCATAGACGCTCTAATTATCTTGCTTTTTTCCAATCCAGACTCGTCAGAAAGGTATTTTATGTTTTCGTGCATCCTCTGGCCAAACTTAACTTTAGCGTTGGAAAGCTTCCCGTAATCTTCATTCATAGCAAAAATCTCCTGATACCGTGTAACACATGGTGTCACATAAATGGAAATAATAAAAATTTGATTTATAGATTGATTGGTAACTTTTGATTGATAAAAGCGATTGTTAGTTGGTGTTTGTGGGTATATTTGTGGGTGTTTGGGTATGCCGTAGGGTAGCTTTGGGTATGCAAATGGGTATGAAAAAACGACTCAAGCATTTGATTTGCAGTAAGTTTTGCAAAAATGGGTATGAAAAGGCGGTTTTTTCACTATATACACATATGAAAAGTAAAAATAGAAAGCATACAAATACTGGTAGATAAATAAAAATACAAAAACACTTATATTCATACCCAAACATAGTAAATAATAATAATAATAATAATAATATCATACACTTATACCATATATATACATACCCATTTCCATACCCAAACCTATACCCATATCATACCCACAGCGGGTATATTCATACCCACAACAAAATTTAACCAATAAAACTAAAAACAATACTTGCATTTGTGTTTAGTTGGCTTTATATTTAACTCAACAAAACGAGATGGAGATAAACATGAATAAGTTTGAATTTGAAAAAGCAGAAGCAATTTTTGTTAAATGCCTAGGTGGCGAAAATATCAATATAGACGAACATGGATTTAGCAGGGAGTTTGCTTTTAATGCCCTTGGAGCTGAATATCGAGTTACTTGGTTTAACAATCAAAGCACTTTAAAGATAGGTGGTTTGCAAGTTATGTTTTTCGATTGTGAAATTTCCAACACTTGGCCTTCACCAGCTGGTGCAAAAAGCAAATTGCAATTTCGTGACGTGAGCGGTAATTGCGTGGCGGTTATTGTTTTGGAGTGGCGCTAATGAAAACATACCAACTAAGCAAAAGCGGAATCGAGCGCCTGGAGAGATTCAAGCGTGATGTTGAGAATGGTGATTGCAGCATCAGAGTTGATCTTACCCACTTTACAATTAAGTCAGCGAACGGCATTGATTGCTGTTTTGCTAGCGATGAGTCCAAGGTTAGAAGTGAGACCATCAAAAACATCGAGCATACGCTTGGTGCCGACATCAAGAAGGAAAAGCATAGTGACGGCATGGAATACTTTTGTGCCGTAGGTGGTAAGGGTGTTGCCCTGCTAGCATCAGACGTGGAGACTAAACAATGAAATCACTAATCTTATCAATGGCACTGGTTAGCGGTGCGGCACAAGCAGCAAGCTTGGTTGTTCCTGTCGGCTCATATCATTGGGAGTCACGCAGCTACACAAGTAAAGCCACGGGCCTTAAAACAGAATGGAATGAAAGTAACCAGGGTATTGGTGTTGAGTTTAAAGACTGGCGTTTTGTCGCTATCGAGAACAGCTTTGGTGATTGGATAGGTGTTATCACAAAGCAAAAGCCACTTTACCAGTATGAGCGACTTGATGTTAATTTTTCCTATGGCGTGGCACTTGGTTACAAAGACCGTGCGACTGACAAGATGGTGATTGAACATGTAACGCCGGTTGCAGCATTGGAAGTTGACTACGACGTTAACGATAATTTTGGTTTAGTGTTCGGCGCACACTATGCAGGGTTTTTCACATTACATGCGAGGTATGAGTTTTGATTTTCTTTCTAGTGGTTGTTGGCCTGTCAATTGTGGTGGGGCTAACACTGGGTATTTTGGCAATGAATATTTTTATTACTAAGTGTGGGGGTGATGATGAGTAAGTGGCAAGATAAAAGTGATTTTGAGATTAATAGGGCGGTTGCTGAGTTGAAGTATTGTGATTTAGTCGTGTACGAGCAGTTTGGTTCTGTAAGAGTTCAAGTTTCTGATGGTGATGATTTTAATTATGAACCATGCAACAACCCATCAGACGCTTGGCCTGTAATACAGGAGATATGGAAAGAATTAACAAAACCAGTATTTGATCAAGATGGTAATTTTGCCGCAATAAAATGGGATGTTAAGACACATGAAACCATGCGAGGCCAACTACGCGCCGCAATGATAGTTTACTTGGAGATGAACAATGAATAACTACACAATCAAAGTGCGCGGTAAAATCGTTAAATTTAAGGCAGAGAACGACACAGCAGCGAAAATAAGAGCTTTACGCATTAGTCCGTACTATTCTGATTTAAAGCGCTCAGAATCGCGCTGGTGGCTTCTGGTGTATGTTGTATTGTTTCTTTTGGGGCTTCTTGGAGCGCAGAGTTTGTAGTTTGGGAGATAGAAATGAGAAAATTTGAATGTATAGTACCTGTAAGTGGGGGTAAAGATTCACAAGCCTGCATGAAGATGGCTGTTGAGGAATTTGGGGCCAGGAATGTACTTGGTCTATTTTGTGATACCAAGTTTGAGCACCCACTTACATATAAGCACGTGGAGAAAATAAAAGACCTTTACGGTGTTGAAATTGTAACAATCACAGCTGGAGATGTTTTGTCCAAATGCGAGCAAAGGGGTAGATTCCCTGGAGGCGGAGCAAGGCACTGCACAAATGAACTAAAAATAATACCAACAAAAAAATTCCTAAAAAAATACGCGGAAGAGTTTGGCGCTGTACAGGTTTGGTATGGAATGAGAATCGATGAAAGCGCGGAAAGAGCAAAGCGTTACGAGTACAAAGACCCGGATGACCTGCATTTGCCACATGAAGTAATCTCGAATTACCCAAAATACTTGGGGAATCTCGGGGTTAGATACAGATTGCCAATAGTAGACTGGTACGAAAGTGAGGTTATTGATTATCTAGGTGATGAAATAAACCCTCTTTACTCACACGGATTTAAAAGAGTTGGCTGCTTCCCATGCTTGGCTGGGGGTGATAAATCAAAAATAAAAGCTTTTGAGTTTGATGACTTTGGCAGGCAGCAGCTTATCAATGTCAGAGTCGTTGAGGATAAAATTGGAAAAAGTGTGTTTACGGCAAAAATAGGCCAGGCATGGGATGACGATAATCAAGGTTGTAGGATTTGCGAGATATGACAAGAAAACGAGACAATCACGTAAACAAGCGACTATCAATTTTTGATATGGGGTATAAACGCTGCTATCGGATTAAGGCGGTAGCGTGGCAAGTGAATAGTTATAGGGTGAAAGAATGGAAAGTTTAGAAAAGTTAAAAGCGATTGTTGAGAATGCGCCAGATGGTGCAACAGAATTTTTTACCTATCACGGTGCAGTTAACTACATAGATAATCACGAAAACGGACATCAGTTCAAAATTTGGGATGAGCCTGAATGTCGCTGGGTTTTTTCAGAGCTTGTTGATGGTTGGCAATATATTAGAGGCAGACGCTCACTATCAGACATAAAGCGCATTATTGAGTTAACAGAGTGCTTACAATCAGTAAAGCAGACAACAGAAGATGGTGATGTTTTAGGGTGCTGGGATATGATGAAAATAAACGAGGTTTTGAAATGATTGACCAAGAGCTTATCGATACAATATCAGAAAAGCTGAAAAGCAACGAGCAAGTGCGACCAGCATTAATCGGTTCGCTTTTGGCAAACTACTGCCAGCTAATCGAAGACAACGCAGAAATGCACAAAGAGATTGCTAGGCTAAACCATCTCAATGCGCATTTAAGTAAGCAGGTGAAGAAAGATGAATAACTTCGAACCGGCACGGCCAAATGAGTGTGTTCTTGAAACGGTTGATGAGATGGACTTGTTTCACTTCAATCACGGGTTTGAGTTGAGCTTCTCTTACGTTGTTATATTGGAAGAAATAGCGACCGAAACAGTAGAAAGGTGGCTTAGTGATTTAACAGCCTCTACATGAGGCTTTTTTATTTTTACTTTTGTGGTAATATTACATTTAAGTTTTTATTGATTTTTAAGGTGGGTTTTATGGCTGGCGGAAGGCCTAGTGATTACAAAGATGAGTACACGGAGCTTGCCTATAATTACTGTTTATTAGGCGCTACCGATGCTGATTTGGCTGGTTTCTTTTCGGTTTCAGAGGCGACTATAAACAACTGGAAACTTAGTCACCCTGAGTTTTTAGAGTCCTTAAAAAGAGGAAAGCAACAAGCAGACGCTCAGGTGGCTAAAAGTCTATTCCAAAGAGCAACTGGTTACTCACATCCAGAGACTAAGATTGCCACCACTGACGGTATGATTACGGATTCCAAGGAGTTTGAAAAGCATTACGCACCAGACCCTACAGCGGCTATATTCTGGCTGAAAAATAGGCAGCCAGAATTGTGGCGTGACAAGCAGCAAACAGAGCATAGCGGTGTGGTTCACAATGTCACTTATAGCCCAGAGGATTACAAAAAGGCTCAAGAGGCATTCAAGGCTGATTTTGACGATTTAGACTGATGAAAGAGTGGGAAGATTTAACCTTTCCAGAAAGGGTTGCAATAAAGGACGCAAGCGAGCGTTCTTTTTTAAACTTCACTCGCCTTTGGTTTGAATTACTCCATGGCGAGAAGCTTTTAGTTAATTGGCACCATAAGTGGATTGCTTCAAAGGTTGATAGCGTTGTCCGAGGTGGTAATTCATCAACTAACCTAGCAATTTCAATCCCTCCAGGTGGCACAAAAACTGAGTTCATGAGCATTCACTTGCCAGCATACACAAACATGCTTGTGCAAATTGGCAAGCTCGATAAATTCAGAAACCTAAACCTTTCATTTGCTGACTCTCTAACAAAGCGTAACTCACGCCGCACGCGCGATATTATCAACAGTAAAGAATATCAAGAGTTTTGGCCCTGTACATTTGGCGTCAACCAGGCGGAAGAGTGGCAGATTGTAGACCAAAAAGGAAAGGTGAAAGGTGAAACAGTATCTCGCGCAATGGGTGGTCAGATTACGGGTGGTCGTGGTGGTTATTACGGACCTAAATTTAGCGGCTCGATAAATCTTGATGACGCATTAAAGCCAGAGGATTGCTTTTCCACAACCAAACGGGAAGCGCACCACAGAAAGCTGACGAACACTGTACGCTCTCGCCGAGGTGATAAGTCAAAAGACCATCCGACACCATTCTTTATAATTCAGCAGAGGTTACACAAGGACGACACTATCGGCTTTTGTGTTGCGGGCAATCTTGGTGTTAAGTTTGATTTGGTATCAATACCGGCGTTAATCACCGAGGACTTTTTAGCAACGCTGCCGCAGGATATAGCAGCACTTTGCTGGCAATCAATTAAAGATTCTGATTGTCGAGAAATAAACGGCGTAAAACATTGGTCTTACTGGCCAGAAATGGAACACATAGACCAACTAATTGAGCTCTGGGAGCGTGACGAATACACGTTTATGTCTCAGTACATGCAAAACCCAATTACAATGTCCGGCGGTCTTGTTGATACGTCTTGGCTGGGCCGTTACACAGAATTACCATGGCTCGAATGGATGGCGGTCTATGTCGATACAAACTCTGGTAAAGTGACAGACAGAAACGATTTTACTGTATTTACACTATGCGGCATGGGTCAGGATGGAAACCTGTACGTACTAGAAGTTAAGCGCGGAAAGTGGACGCCAGATGAATTGTTAGCACAAGCTAAAGAGTTGTGGGATAGATGGAAAAGCGCAGCACCAACTGAGCAGCGCTTAGTTTTGCGATATATGAATATTGAGGATAAGCAAGCTGGACAGGGTTTGATAGCAACGCTTGAGAAGGATAACCACGGATTAACTGTTAATGCGGTCCCGCGTGGTAACAATCAAAACAAGTTTGTCCGACATGGAAACTGTCAGCCCCAATTAAAAGCGGGTAAGGTTTTTGTACCAAGCACTCACGATGAAGATGGAAATAAAATTAATAACACTACCTTTTTTGATGGAACCGAAGCATTCCCAACCGAGTGGGTTTTGCCTTTTTTAACAGAGTTGGATGCTGTTACGGTTGGTGTATTGCTTGATCAAGAGAAAGGATATGACGACCAATATGATACATTAATGGACGCCATAGATGATATGCTGATTGACGGCTCAAACTGGCTAGATGATTGGCTTTAGGTTTTAGTTTTCATCAAAAGGTTAAATTCACCCCGCTCTAATTTAACCTTATCTTTACTTAGTTTTACCTCAAAATTATGTAGCTTTTTCATGACCTTTAATGAAGGTCTGAACTGACAGCTTTTATTAACTGCAACCCCACCCAATTTGTAAGCGAATCCGTAAGCGTAAAATTTATTATTACACCAAACCTCTATACGCTCACCGTTGATTACAAATAGTATGTTACCATTTTTTAAAGTTGCTTTATCATGATTATCTATTATCTTATCTAGATGCTCATTCCAATCCCTACAGAAACCTTTTTGATAATTTCTAAACGCTATATTTGTTAAGTGCGTAAATATATTCACATTTAATCCTTAGCCGCTTATTGCGGCTTTTTGGTTATGTTGTATTTTTTCATTAAAGCGTTGGCAAAAACCACTAAAGATTGCTTGTCGTAAACTCCATTGTAAACATCATCGTGAATGGTCTGCGTAATTTCATCCCGCAACTCTTCCTTTGGTGTTTTGGGTTTTGAAAAGTTGGTTGTAGTCTCACATGTATTTTCAAGTTGAACAAATACGCATTTCTTGCCGTTTACAATTCCGACACCTTTAACAATACCGATACCCAAGCTTACTTCAACCTCATCACCCACGGCGGGCCATTCCTTGCATTTATCACTTAGAAGCGAGTCATCGCAACCCATTTCTTTACGTAATTGCTCTGCATACACTCTTGAATCTTTTATTGACTCACCCGCAAACATAAGGTTATCGCCGTTGTTTTTCTCAATCTGTGCCATTTCAAATTCTTCCTCTTGCGTTGCTGTTGGTGCTAGTACTTTTGGTGGTAGTGGGATTGTGATTTGTTTTTCTCCACTATCTTTGCATCTTTCAATGTGCATAAAAGCAAGTGTCAATTCATCATAACCGTTTATGTAAAAACAAAACCCATGGCTTGAGTAGCTTTGGTAGCCTGAGTAGCACTTAATGCTATGATTATGAGCCAACTTAACAATAAACTCCGCATGCTCTTTACTCTCAACCTTGCCGTAAGTGTTAGCTAGGTATTCGCGGGTGATGTTTTTGAAGTTGCCCTCAATCCATCCATCACAGTGGCGGAGTGATTTCATATTAACCCCAGTGCCGGCGCTAGTGAAAAGCACTCGAACATAACCACTGCAATCACCAATATACGGATATTTCATTCTCTATCTCCAATAATTAAACTCACAACAAACAATAACCGCAAAAATAATACTTGTAAAGTGTTTTGTTTAATATTATATTTAGGGCTAAGTAGATAGATGGAGATAGAAATGAAAAATGCAGATTTACCAGCAATGCCAAATAACAACCCTGAAACTTATCCAGTACCTTGCGCTATTAATTATGGTGCAGGCTTAACCAAGCGCGAGATGTTTGCCATGCACATTATGGCAAACACATGCTATGACGCAACGGACAGTAATCAGCCGAAGTATTATAGGTATGCGGCTGAAAGCGCGGTAGCTTTGGCAGATGCGCTTTTATCGGAGTTAGAAAAATGCAAACAATAACAGCAGAAGAAGTGGCAAAGCACACCAAGATACCGCGACATGACTGGGTGCACGGTGCAGCTAATTTAGTAGTGGCAAATGAAGTGCAGTATGACCGCAGCACACCGCACAGCAAAGAGGCGCTTATCTGTCGTGACAATATTCTTGCTGATGTGGATTTGGTGCCATTAGTAAATAAATGGCTAGACGGCGCTGAGTGTTGCGACTGTCGCGATGAGTTGAATGAATTAATTTACAACGAGGCGTCTGCTTTGCTAAAGCAGATGGCTGATGATTATGGGGTGGGGGTGTGACCGACACAAAAACATACTGGATACAAATAATAGCCTACGGGCAAGTGATTAGATATTAGGAGTTGAAATGATGAAAGGTAATTATCGACTAGATTTAAGCTTCTGGCGTTTTCTGATTGTCATTCAAATATCAAAAAGCTTTACGTGGGGAAAGTATGATGACACTTACCTGCTGCATGTCGGCACTTTTACTGATGGCAAAAACACAGCGGTTAAAGTTGTAGTGTTGCCAGTTTTAATTATGGCGGGGTGGATTAAATGAAACGGATGATAACAAAACAAATACGGGATAGTTTTAGATTATCCTGCTTTGATCCTTTTTGCAAAAAGCCAACAATATACCCGATGCACTTTTCTACCTTGCATAGGTTGCTGCATCAGGATAAAAAGAAACAACGAATTTTAACTTTACGGAGGGTGGTGAAATGAGTGATGCGTGCAACTGTGATGGGTGCAAAAGAGCCAGAGAAAACCTTGGCGGATACCAGCCATGCATTAAGTCAAGCAAACCAAAAAAGCCGCCTAAAGCAAAATAACCCTGCAATTAGCACCACCTTTTAAAACTTGCTACAATAGCCCTATCTAAACCATAGGGCTTTTTTATGCGCTTTAAAATTGGATCAACTTACACGCTAGGATACGGTATTGGTCGAGTTAAAATAGAAAAACCAACAGCCAAAGGTAAAACCTTCAAAGCTGTCAGGCAATCAGATGGTAAGTCTGTGCACTTTGGTGACGCTGATATGCGCACCCGTCAAGATAATCCTAAAGCCAAGGCCAGTTATTGCTCACGCGCCGATAAGCTGAACGAGCGCGGGTTTAACCCTAACACACTTAGTTTGATATACTGGGACTGTATACCAGGTAACCCCAGTACAAACGAGGCTAGCAACATGCGAATTATATTAGCAACAAACACAAGCAAGACCACGGTCAATAAGACTGACGGCAAATACCAGATTAACGGTATACCGGTTACTGTTGATGACGCAATCATGAACGGCATTAAATACCCAGCCGATGAAAACAAGAAAGGCATGCAATCATTAAACGGCATGCCAATGACGTTAACGCACCCAGCCGATGAAGATGGCCGTAACGTGTCAGTGTTTTCGCCGAATGGCATTGACTACTATTCCGGTGGCAAAGTAACTGGCACTTACAACAAGGATGGTACTTGGTATGCTGACGCTGAAATAAACGAGAAGAAGTTGCGCGCCACTGACATGGGTGAATACTTTGCCGACCGCCTAGATAATGGCGAGCCAATCGGCGTTAGTACCGGGCTAACCTTTGACGCTAACAACGAGTGCGGCGATGATTACGATAAGGTGGCCATGAATCAGCAGTACGACCATTTAGCCATGCTACACGAATCAGAGCAACCAGCCGGCGGTGATGCCACGGTTATGCGCTTTAACGGTCAGGACGTCGAGGTTTATAACTTTGATGATTTTGTTGTTAACAGCAATCAAGAGCAACCAGTTGAATCAATAATTAACCGCGCTATTACCGCTTTTGCGAATAAACTGGGGATAGGCTACAATAGTCAGGAATTTGACGTAAACCACCAAAATGAGGATCTAATTATGGATCGTAGTGAAATGCTCGAAGCGCTAGGCTTAGCTACTAATAGCCAAGTTACAGACGATGAGCTTAAAACTCTAATGAAATCTAAGCTTGCCGCAAATGCTAGTGGGGGTTTCACCAAAGAAGATGTTGAGTCGATTGTTAACGCGGCGATTAAACCGCTTGCCGACCAACTAACCGCCAACGCTGAAAAAGAGCTTGATCAATTGGTTGACCAAGTTGTTGGTCTCAAAATTGGCATTAACAAAGAAGTTGCCAAGACCATGGGTGCCAACGCACTAAAAGACGTGCTTGAAGCTAACGGTGCAGAGTATGTGGCCGAAGGCTACAACGCAAAACACGAAGGGCGTCAAACGTCTACTAATTCAGATGACGGTGAATATCGTTCACGCAAACCTGGTCTTGAGGAGTAATAATCATGGCAGCAGGAAAGAATAGTATTTTTGTTGGCGGTGTTGGCCGCATCAAGCAAACAATTGAAGGTGTTGCACAATCAGCATTTAAACCTGGTCAGTTGCTAGCGCGTGCTGCAGCTGGTGCGATTGATGTTACGGCAAAAGCTTCTACCACTTTTGGTAATGAGTTTTTAATTTGTGACGATCAAGCGCAAACAGTTGGCGGTTCAACAAGCACTGCAGTTGTTAGCGGGGACACGGTAAAGGCTATCAGTGTAAACAGCGGTGATTTTGTTTTACTATCATTCGCTACAGGCCAGAACGTAACAACTAAAGGCGCTCCGGTTGCATCAAATGGCGATGGCGACTTTAAGCTTGGTGAAACTGATGGCACAGAGCAAATTTTTGCAGTAACCGAAGAAGTTATTAACGTAACTGCTGCGGGTACTTTAGTTTTATGTCGCGCACTTTAAAAGGGGTGAGTAATGAGCATTTATTTTAATTTTAAAGGTAAGAGCGGCAAAGAGCTACACGCACTAAACCGCCAGTGGGATGACTTGCAGGACTTCCGTAAAGCGGGTGTTAATGCGTCACTGGACTTACTAAAATGCACCGGTGAAACTTTCGGTATCAACAAAGCAGATAAAGATTTTTCTGTAAACAACCTGCGCATTGATGAAATGTACCGCTTAGTTGATGGCACTGCCACAGGTGAAGATCGCGATTGGGGTTCGCAAAACCTACTTGGCGATCTAATGGCGGGCGCTCAAACGGTTAATATTGGTAAGAAAGTAATTGAATCACGCCGTTACAGTGAAGCTGGTCGGATTACTCGCTCAATGTCTGGTCAAACTGACATTGAGATGGATAAAACAGAAAGTAACTACCAAAAAACGATTGTGCCAATTTTTGACGGTGGTTATGGTCGCGACTTCCGTGATGTTGCAGCAATGCAATCAGAAGCTTTACCAGCGCTTGCGGAAGATTCCATGGAAATCGAATTTGCACTGCTTGAAGATGTGAACGATTACCTTTGGAATGGTGACGCATCGCTTAAAGTTGATACTGTTGGCTGGGGTGGTTTAAAAGGTGATTCAAGCGTTGCAACTTACACGCTTTTAACTGACCTTTCTGCAGCAGCTACGACTGATGCAGAGGCGGTCAAGGAATTACTAGCGGCTCTTGATGTGCTACGCATCAACAATAAGAAGTCAGGCCCGTTTGTGTTGAAAGTATCACCGCAAATCATGTCTAACTTCCAGCGTATCGCGGCATCAAACAGCACTGGCTTTATGAACATCATGGCGGCTGTTAATCAGTTAATCCCTGAGTTCACATCTATTCAGGCTGATAGCCAGTTAAGCGGCAACCAAATCTTGATCTCAATTCTTGGTATGAATGGCTTGCACGCTAAAGTTGGTATGATGATGTCGAGCTATCAAATGCCACGCTTTAAGCACAACGACCCTTACCAGTTCGTTAAATGGTTCGCTGCTGGTTTCTGCAGTAAGAATACATTTAGCGGCTTGAAGTCAACGCTATACGCATCAAGCTAAGGAGTGTGACCTGTGAAAGTTAATGTAACTAAAGCGGGTCATTTTGCCAAAGTCAAAGGCGAAGTGACCGAGCTAAAACTTGGTGAGCAAGACCTAGAAACACAGTTGGCGGAAGCTATGGTAAAAGCTGGCTACGCCGTAAAGGTTGAGCCAAAAACCTCCACTAAGAAATAAACTTGAACGCAAAAGCAAAGCCCCTTAATTGGGGCTTTTTTGTGGGTAGTGTATAGCTATGCCGTATAGCATGTCATTCCGTAATAAATGGGTGTCGAAATCATCATTATCCATCTTGCCTATTTGTGTGAAAGTAAACTTGTCCGTTTGTACAAAGAGCATTTCACGGTACGTCATTTTGGTGTCGTCAATCCACCACTCCGCCGCCACACCAACACTATCTAGGTAATCCATCGCTTGTTCGGCTATTTGTTGTAGGGTCATCGTCATATCTCCAATTAAAAATAACACTTACACAATAACGTTATATATTTAAACATGCAAGTTTTTTAGCTGATATAATGAGCAAAACATAAATAGAGGTATAACTATGTTTGATAATATCGAGGTTAGCCAAGGCTGGACTAATATACACCAAAACGCTTACCTAGTTAGCCAAGGTGTTGAGCCAGGCGACCAGCTAACAGTTACCGTGCTAACACCAGTTGAGCGCATACACTTTGGCGATAGTGAGCCGACAAAAGATAGCGGTTACGTGCGTGTTGAGCAAGATGACTCAGTTATCACGCAAGAGGGCGTTGATTGTTGGGTGTTAGGGCCAGCAACATTACAAGTGGAGTATGCGCCATGATTAATTTTTTGCAGTTGGTTAAATATCTTGTTACTGGGCGTAGGGCTTGGACGGTCGCGTTTTACCCTGAGCAAAACGTTAAAAACGGACTTCAATATTACACGCGCGTCGTATACCCGCTGGCCGACCCAATACCAGCCGGACAAAGCAAATACATTGTGTTCAAAACAAGCTCTAAGAAAGTGCTAGTAAAGGTTAGGATTGTTCACTATTCTGCCGAAGAGATAAAGTTGGAGCTGTTCGACAACCCTACATTTGACGATCAAACTGGCACACCGCTAACCCCAGACAATTACAACGGCGTGAATCCGGTTGTAAGCACGGTTGAAGTTTACAAAGACTCAACTGTAAGCGTAGACGGCACCCCTTTGGACAACTCCGACTCTGAGTATTACTTTGGCTCAAACTCGACAGGACAAAGAAGCGGCGAGTCGATACCAGAGGGGCGCGAAAGAGTATTGCCAGAGAATACCACCTATCTTGTGAAGCTTACGAATACTGGCACAGGTAATGCTAGGGTGCAGTATTTCCTGGATTGGTACGAAGGTGAGCCAGACTTGCCTAGGAAGGAATAGCCCCTCATTGCGAGGGGTTTGCTTAGAAAAAGTACACTTGCTTGGTCAGTCGCAGTATTGAGAATATAACCAGCGCTGACCACAAAAAGCTATAATCACCTGTTGTAAGCCCAATCACTGAGCCGACAAAGCAAAATGTAAGGCCGTTTATTTTCATAATCAAAACCCCAACCCGACTAATAAGCCAACGCCAAAAGCGATGCACACGCTAAAAGCAAGGGTGGCTGAAGATACTTTCTTATTGCGTTTAGCCTTTTCTTCCAATGCCTCGCCCATACGCTTGCTAAGCTCAAGCAAATGACTTTTACTATCAAGCTTTAAATTCAACTCTTTGATTTGGCATTGCAGTTTACGCCTTTCCTCGTTGCGTTTATGCTCAAGCTTTGCGTAATCGCTTTCGGTGTATTCCTTTACCAGTTTTGCATACGTGCGCGGCGCTACTGGTATTACTTGTCTTGGTTGCTTATTCATGGTTTTCTCCACGGGCTTTTGAAATGATTACAAGCTCCTTATTAATGTCTGTAATGCAATATGCAATCAAAATCATCATTAAAATAAAATCAGAGCTTCCAAGGTATAGCTCAAACGCAGCAAATACCATAACCAATAAACTGCAAAATATTTGCACTTGTGGGCTTTCTATAAATTTAAGCATCATTATGCTCCATCAATCAATTTAAACATAACACTAAACAAGGATGCGCCAGTTGTCAACATTATTTTTAAGTGCTATTATGTTTAAAAGTTTAAGTTAAGGTGATAAGTAGTGATAACAAAACAACAATTTGATTTTTTGCTTGGCTTTATTGAGCGCTCAACAAGTGGTCGCAAGTACTCACAAGTGACAATTGCCGCCGCTGAAAAGTACATGTTTGACCGTGAAGCGTGGCGAGAAATTAAAGAGCTTACATGTGGTCGCGCTTGCGTTACTAGACAACAAGGTAAAGCGCTAGCTGAAAAGATTGAGAATTGGCATGGTGTACTGTCGGCTTGGCCAAGTGATATAGCTGGTAAGTTCAATGCATTTAAAAAGCTTGGTGGTAAACCCATTCAAGAAAGCGTTGTTAATGCTGCGGTGCAATACGTCAATGAGGACATTGTTATGCACAAAGCGGCGGTTGATAATGGTTGTTTCTCGCACTCGGTTAAATCCGCGTTGGGTAAAATCGAGAAATATGATGAAGCGGCAAAGGAGTATGGTGAGTTATGAGTGATAAATATCTGTATCATTATTCAGCAATGGAGAGTCTCAGCCTAGGAACTAGGTATTTTAGCGGGTCGGCAGAGTTGGACGGTAAGATAATGACGAAATCTGATTACGAATTACTTATCGATGAAATAACAAAGAGTAACAACGCTAATGAAGTTGTCATATTGAATCTGACTTTGTTGCATGAACCTGCTACACTATAGGCTCGATTAATATGTTAGAGGAGTTACTGATATGGCTGGAACTACTAAGCCAAGCCGTCCAGCAAAACCAGCTGACGACAAACCAAAAACTAAGTAACCTTGTATTTTTATCCTACTTGCTGACAATTAGAAAGTCATACCTTTTTGGTATGGCTTTTTTACTTTGCGAGGTTGTAGCCCTGGTTGATATATTACCGGGTGATTTACCACCTCCTATATATGGCGCTTCCCTTTTTTCATTCTATCTTATCGCGTGGCTATCCGTTGCTGGCTTCCACATTCTACGCACCGACAATAACAATACATTAACAGCTTGTGCTACAATGATCGCATTCATTCTGCTCATGTGCTGGGACTCGTACACTAATGCTTATGCTGAAACGTTTGTTTGGCGGAATTACGCTAATATCATTGTTTGTCTTCACTTTTGTATCATTCTTTCGCTATATCGGGATCGATTCATTTTTGCAGGCTTGGTGGATAAGTTTAGCGACTTGTTCAGCGTCATTCGGCTTAATGTTCATTACTCATATTTTTGGTATACTGACAAAAAGGTTAACCAAGGTAAGTAATCATGAGTGATGAAAATATCGTAACGCATGAGCATTTAGCAACAATTGAAAAGTACATGGCGCAGCAAGCGGAATCAATAAGTAAGCTTGCTGACTCAATTAACGATCTTGTAATAGCAGAGCGAGAACGAACCATTCGAGACGAACGAAAAGATGAACGCTTAGAGTCATTAGAGAAGTTTGTTGACAAGTATGAGGATGCTATAAAAACAACAGAGTGGATACTTAGCATGTTCAGAAATTACATTATGCGGATTGGGTTCCCCTTTGTTATCACAGCTCTGGTTATACTCATCATTGCCAGCACCTTCGATTTCAGCGCTTTGACACAGGCGGGTAAGTAATGGCATTCACAATTGATACAGTAAAAGAGTATGGCGGAACTGGTCCCGATGGAATGATTAATGGGCGCATTGCAGCGTTTGCCGAAACATACGCCTGTTTAACTCAATCATACAGCGCAGACGTTGCTGACGACATTGCTAACTCTTACATTGCTGGCTCTTTGCAGTCATCTAATGGTGATATGCAAGTTACCCAGGAAAGAGCAGCCAGTGGCGCTAGTACGTCATTTAAACAGGGTAAGTATGGCGATATGGAGCAATACGATAACGCTTTGCTAGCCTGGGCTTATAAACAGGACACCGCTGGATGCTTACCAACTGATAAAACGCAGTTTAGCTTTGGTACCGCTGGTAAAACTTTCGAGGCTGATAATCCGCTATGAGCAACCCAACCAAGCGCACGGCAAAGACATTAATTACCATCTGGTACAAGCGTAACAGCGGCTTAGGTGGTTACGGCGATTCAAATACATGGGACGCAATAACCACGCTAGCGGATTATAAGCAAGGCGGCTCTAGTCAGTTTGTAGCTAATGGTGTGACGTTTACGCCGCAGTCTCAGTATTGGTTAGAGTACGACATTGAAAAGCCGCGCTTGGGCGATTTTGTGGTGATTGGCGACCATACCGCAACGCCACTGCCTAGCGATATTGATGCAGCAGAAGAAATTAGACAGGTTAACTTAATGCCCGCTGATACTTTGCGTGGCAACCAACTCGACGATTTACAATTGGTGACTTGATATGCCAATCAAAAACGCCAACCAGGTTAAAGGCAATCTACGCAAAGCAGTTGCCAAGATTGACAAAAAAGCACAGCAGTTTGTGCAAGCCGTGGTCAGTGATGCTGGTATACTGTCAAAGACTAAGGCCCCCATTGCCTACTCGACTTTGGTTAATAGTCAATCACAGGATTTTGAGAAGCGTGCATCAAGCTATATTGGAATGCTTAGCTACAACACTGTTTACGCATCAATACTTAACGATGGTAATTATCAATGGAAGCCAAAGCCACCACCTAAATATGGCAATGCCAAAAAAGGCACGGCACCGGCAACCGCTTGGAACCCAGAAGCTACCGATCATTATTTAGAATACGGTTTCGAATCAAGCGAGGCTAAAGCAATGATTGATGCAAATATGGAGCTGCTTAAAATATGACAACAATAGCTAATTTTGAAGAGGTGCGCTTACTCGAGCACATCAAGACAAGCGGCTTACTAACGTCATTCACTGATGTGTTTGGTAATCCGCAGGGTGCGACTGATTCAGTGGCTGGCATGATTGACCTAACCAAGCTTGCCAGTGATAAGCGCGCTGTGTTTGTCAGGCAGAATGGCGGTGACTCATTTGGTCGCCCCTATCTTGGCCACACAGAGTACCCCATGCTGGTTGCTGTGTTTAGTAAGGTTAGCGATGCAGACTTGGCTATCACCAAGGGTTTAGCAACTGACATTTACAAGTGGCTAATTGATAACTACCAATCAAGTGATGAGTGCATCATGGCGATTAGTACGCGCGGCGTTTCAAACCCGTTATTTGCCGAAGATGGTCGCGCCGTGTTTGAAATTCCACTTACCGTTAAATTTAATGTTTGACATAATCTAAGTTTAGTATTATTGTTTAATGACACTTGCGGAAAGGTGCTAACAATTAAGGTAAGGTGATACTTTTATCTCGTAGCTATGACGATATATAGCATTGCTAAGCACGGTCGAGAGATAGAGCGAGGCAGGTTTACCGCGGTACTGGGTAGGCAGTTTAGCAGGTTCGATTCCTGCACTTCGGGCCAAAGGTTAATTAGCTCAGTTGGTAGAGCGGGACGCTGTTAACGTCTAGGTCAATGGTTCGAGTCCATTATTAACCGCCATATTTTAGAGTGTAACGGTGTGGTGATGGTTAACCTCATTCGGTGGAGGCTCAAGAGTTCGATTCCTTGACATCACAACCGATACACTTTTGCACTTGTTATTCATTGTTTTCTCCTTTTTAAACCAAAACCCACTTAACGGTGGGTTTTTTATTGCCAGTAATATTTGACAAACCAAATATAAAGCACTAAAATGAATCCGTCTACTACATTATTTTTAGCTGCTTTAACATTTATAACTTACAATGTTACTGCATTCGAACTCGAAGCCTCACATTTGTGGGGTTTTTTATTGCCCGCAAATAAATGCTATAATCCCAAGCGATAACGTTATCAATTATTTAATGAGGTATAAATTATGGCAGATTGTTCAACACGCCTAACTGATATTGGCCGTGGCATGCTGGTCGGCTGGGCTGCTGGCTGTGGTGATGATGATCCAACAACTAATGGCACGTTTACATACAAACCACTTGGTGAGCTTGAGACACGAAACGAAAACGACACGCCACGCACTGTAACTAGCAATACGGATCGCTCAGGTATTGACACTGATACTCGCGTAATTGGTACTGACACTGAGATTACTGTATCTGTGCTAGATGCGAAAGACTTGGTTGACGTAACAACACAGCAAGAGCTGCGTGATTACTATGATGCAGAAGTAGAAGCTGGTCGCGATCCAACTATGTGGCTACGCATTACCGACCCGCTACTAAACCAGTATCGCTATTACTTTGTGGTGCCAACATCTTTTGGACGTAGCGCAGAGAATGAGGGTAACCGTACTGCTGAGTTTACTTTTACTCGCACAGCTACCAACACACCAGATAATAAGTCTAAGCAAAAAGAAGCTTTCACGCCTTAGCCTTAGATTTTTCGTCTAGCTCTTTTTGGTACATCAATAGCGCGTTTAGTGATTTCACTTTGCGCGCGTACTCTTCACGTTCTTTTTTCTGCTCTGGAAACTTAATATCCCACGCCATCATAAACTCTGTTAGTGTCATGTCTGCGGCTTGCTCACGACTACGGCCAAGGTGCTCAGTTGCCAAGCCAATAAACTGGTAAACGTCAAACTCTTGTATTGGCTCACCTTCGCTTTTTAAATCTTCATCGGTTACGCCTACCACACCATACCGCAAACAATGACTTGCCAGTACAATAATGTCGTGCATAAATTCTTGCGCCGGCGGGTTTACTATTTTCATTTTGCCACGCTCATCGACACGGAATCGCCCTGTCACTTTGTCAGGCAAATTGGGCTCACAACACGCTTGCAGTATTTCAACGGCACGATGATATTGCCAATTAATTGACGGGCAATTGAAAAACGCCTTAAACGTTTCGATAACTTCTTTAGGGGTTCCAAGCTTGCCAATGTTCTGAAACGTTGGCCTAACCTCGTATTTATTATCGCCAATGTAAATCGCGCCAAATCCGTATCTTGTTAGCACAATGAAACCTTTTATTGCTGTGTTATAATGCACCTAGTTTAGTTTATTTTTAGGTCTATTGGAATGGCAGAGAATCTAGGTGCTATACGCTACGATGTTGAAGTTGAGACCGCATCGCTGCTAAAGGCCGAGTCACTGATTGATAAATCGCTTGATGGTGTAGTCAAAGATTTTGATAAAGCTGACAAGGCTGTTAGAGAGTTTGAGAATACACAAAAAAGCCTTGGCAGAACAATCAACGGCATGGGCCAAGTATTAAATAAAAATGGCAAAGTGGTGGCATCGGCCTCAATTGAATATAGAAAGCTAGCGTCACAAGCTGGTGATTCATTCAACACGCTAAACACTCGGGTTAATGGCGTTGCTCACGCCGTTAATAGAAGCTTTACGCCAGCACTAACCAATGCCAGTTACCAAATACAAGATATTGCAGTTCAACTAGCTGGCGGCCAAAATCCATTCCTAGTAATGGCGCAACAGATACCACAGTTACTTACTGGTATGGGTGCGCTCGCAGCTGGTATCGGTGGTGTGGTTGCAGTACTTGGTGGATTGTATTTAGCCTTTGGTGACTCCGCCACAAACGCCGAGAAGCTAGAAAAAGCTGTCGAGCAAGTAAAGGCGGTGATGACCATTGGCGCTGATGGTGTTGCTAATTACAGTGATGAACTTGAAAAACTGAGCGCGGTTAGTGAGATAATTGCAGAGGCCAAAATTGCCGCAGCGATAAAAACCCAAGAGGACGCAATAAAAAATGCGTTCAATGCAGCAAGAGATACACTCGACGACTTTGGCACCATATTCAGCAATACCAATCAAACAATAGCTAAAGAAACAGGGTTCAGTGTTGCAGCCATTAGTGAGCTTGACCAGGCGCTAAGGTTAAGAAATGCAGACCAAGCCGAACAAGCAGTTGGTATGTTGTCTGCTGAATTGTCCAACGCCACAAGTGATGGCAGAGAGTTTTTTGGTCAGATTATTGATATTGTTGGCGCGCTAGTTACTGCAAAATCAGATTTAGACTCAATGAACGAGAGTGTCAATAACACTGGCGTGACATTGGAAGATACCGCAGACAAGATGAAAAACCTTGTCGAGTCTCTTTTGTTGCAAAGAGCAGAGCTGCAAGGTGGTGAGCGTGCAGCTTTTGCAATGAAGTTGGCACTTGATGGGCTAAGCGAGGCGGAGCAAAACGCGGTTCTCGCCATCTACGACACAAACAAAGCCATTGAAGCGCAAACAGAGGCGGCAAAGGAATCAAATAAAGCGTTAGAAGATGAAATTGACAACTGGATCAAGATTGGCGAAGAAGCAACGCGGGCAGAGGAAAAGAAAGCGGCCGCAGCACAAAGAGAGCAAGAGCGCCTAGCACAGCGTGGAACTACTGTTGGGCTGACTGAAGTGCAAACGGTAGAGTCACGATATGAATCAGACTTGGAAGCACTAAAGGCGGCAAAAGAGCAAGAGCTTATAACCAAAGAAGAATACGCACAGCGCGAAATTGAGCTTGAACGCCAAAAAGCAGAGCAGATAAACAACATTAATCAGCAACAAATGCAAGACCAAAAGCTGTTTACAAAATCGCAAGGTCAACTGCTAAGCTCATTTGGTGATTTGTTTGGTGCATACGCAAACAACATGGAAGTGCAGAACAAGAAAGACTTTGAACGTAAGAAGAAATTCCAAACTGCACAAGCTTTGATTAATACCGCGATGGCCGTGTCTAACGCATTAGCCGCAGCACCACCACCTATCAACTTTGCTTTAGCTGGCGTAGCTGGTGCAATGGGTGCTATGCAAGTTGCCGCAATTCAAAACCAGCAATACTCTGGCGGGCGACAATACGGAGGCCCAGTATCGCAAGGCATGTATCGAGTTAATGAAACTGGTGTTCCGGAAGTTTATAGCTACGGCGGCAAAGACTACTTGATGAATACCAAAAACGCCAACATTAAGCCTATGGAGCAAGCTGGCGGTAGCATGCCGCAGATAATCGTAAACAACAACAGCCCAGAGCGAGCTTATGTGACTTACGATGAAGCAGCCAACATTGCCAACGTGCAGATAGGTAAAGAGGTGGGCAAAATGGCCAAAGGTCAAGGCCGCATGTTTAAGGCGGTGAAACAAGGCACGCAAACCAGAGGCAACGCGAGGAATTAAAATGCCGATACCATACGATTTTCCACACGAATTATTAGGCGCCCCCCTTATTGGTAAGCAGCGTCAAACGCAGCAAAAGTACGACACGCGCCGTAATTTTGACGGTAAAAGCTTAAAACGGAAAAAGCGCGGCACCTCGACCGTTTATTTTGAAGTGCAGTTTTTGGTGCCGGCGGCTAAGTTGCCATTGATGGCGCTGTGGCTTGAGACCAAAGACCAAGGGCAAGACTTTAAAATCACACTGCAATCAGAGGGTGGATTTAACGAATACACGGCGTTTTGGGATGTTATGCCGGATAACCCGAGCGAGTCACAAGGTTATTACACTTACAGTGGTACGCTTTACGCTGACAAGCTATTGCAGGGCTGGGAAGATGCGACCGATGCGGAAAAAGACGAGTTTTATGATTTTGTTGCGCAGGGCGGGCCTAATTCGCTCGAAATTACCGTTAACGAGAATTGGCCATCATGAGTGAGATAAAAGAGTTTTTCGCAAAGCAAGAATCGGGGCGTGCGGTTTATACCGCGGTCATCATCTACCATCCAGCCTTTGGTGAGTTCCGACTTGTCAAAGACTATATCGGTGATATTACTTTCAATGTTGACGGCGTAAATAAGGTATTCATGGGTGCCATGGTGCAAGTGCCAGAAGAGTCGATACTTTCCAGTGATGACGTAGATAAGGGTAAACTAAGTTTTGATCGAGTTGGATACGATGTTATGTCCGAGGTTCGTAAAATTGATGACTACCCAACACTGGTGGCGGCGGAAGTTAGAGTATTGACGTACATTGAGGGAGTGATGGCACCGCAAAATGATTACAGCGTATTTGTCGAAAACTTTAATTTTTCAGACCGTCAAGTGACGCTTGACTTGACCACTCGCAACCTAAGCAAGTCCACAAAAAACGATGAGATATTTGATCCTGATGAATTTGTCGGGCTAAGGAACGTGTAATGACAGAGCAAGAATTTATTGATTTGATGCTTGATAAGCCATGGGTTAACCGCGCTGACACAGTTGACGCTTGCGACTGCTACGGCCTAGTTAAACTGTATTACAAAATGGTGGTTGGTTTTGATTTGCCAACAGCAAAGGGGTATAAAGAAGGCCACAGGTTTGATGCTATTTGGCGTAGGGAGATAGATAAAACATGGAGGCAAGTGGGCCGCTGGCAGCAAGGCGCTATGGTTACTTTTTATGATTTTGCCAATCAACCGGCGCATGTTGGTATCTGTGTTGGCAATCAACAAGTGTTGCACTCCCCTGGCACCGAAGAAAAACCAGGTAAAGTTTCAATCCATAAATTAAGTGCGATAATGACACAGTTTAAATTCGCAACGTTCCACGGGGTAGTAAATGCCTAAGCTAATCATACAAGATAATTTACACGTAAAAAAACCACAGGTAATACCAGTAAAAGAGGGTGTTTGTGCCTTTGATGCCTTGCGCACTAGTTTTGAGCGATTAGATTTAACCAAAGCAACGCTGCATATTAACGACACCCAGGTTTTTGCTAACAACGAAAGTATGTTGCTGGCACCGCTTAAAAATGGCGATTCAGTTACAGTGACAACGGAAGTTAAGGGAGCAATCGTTTCTGCTGTCACTGGTGTAATTGGTATTGTTGTCGATCCAGTTTTAGACTTGGCCGGTGGCTTGCTTGGCTCGCTAATTGATGTGCCTGAAATTGACTCTCAACAGAAAAGCCCAAACAACAACTTTAGCGGTCAAACCAACATCATACGAGCATTCAGTCAAAAACCGTTAGTGTGTGGCAGCCCTCGCATTTACCCTGATTTAGTTGGTGAGCCAATAGAGTATTATAGTGACAACATAAAATACTCCGAATCGTACTTTTTTGCAGCGCACGCAACATTTAGCGGCGGGCAGATACAAGCCGGTGACACGTTAATAGGTAGATTCGCTGGCGCTGGTGCGACAAGGTATTTACCAGATCCAATTACTAAAAAAACAACTATACCAAATTACCGCACAGGCAATGAGGTAAAAGAAGCGGCAGGACAAACTATTAAAGGGCAAAATGAGGGTGATGAAGGGCCTATATACCAGATACTAGCATCAAACTCAGGAACACCACCAAACACGCCAGCTACCTATGTGGGTTCAACATTTACATACTACTCTTTAGATCTGCAAGGCGCGCAAGACTTATCCGCTAGACTTACTGCCGCTGGCGGAGAGTTAAACGTTATAGTTGATTATACAACCTATGACTCAGGCGGCTCAGGAACCCCGGCATCGGGCGAAGGCAGATTAACATCAGCAACTCTAATACCGGAAGATCCAGGCGTATCGCCAGAGCAGTGGGAGTTTATTGTTGAAGATTTTGACGGGCCAACATCACCAAATAACGATTATAACGGTGCAGGGGCGGCATCATCTTTTGACACAACTGAACTGTTACCGGCAATACTAGGCCCATTCGTAAATCCAACACAATGCGCAAAAATGTTTTTTAACATTCGCTTTGACCGTGGACTTAAAAACACAGTACCAATACAGATTGTAGTCTATGAGCTTGATTCAAAAGGCGGGTCAAGAACTGGTGTTAGTGAGACATTTAACGTCACATATACCGAGGATACATTGACAGAGGTGTTGCGCACTTTTGAGATAAACATTAGCAACGGCGTCAGTTGGTATGAGTGGACAATTGAACGTACTAACAATTCTACAGAGGACACGCAACAGCCAGACTTAACAAAGCTAGAAAAGTCATACTGTATTGTTGATTATGGCGATTATGACTTTACCAATGGCACTATGCTTAAATCCATCATGACAGCAGAGCAAACAGCAGGCTCAGGTAGTGTTGATAATAAAATCAACATTATTGACGGGCAAGCCGAAATGCCAAGCTATGATGTAAACACCGGCACCGTACTAGATAACGCACCAAGTCGCATAGCAGCCGATGCTGTTATGTTTGTGTGGCGTGATTTTTACGGTTACGACTTGAGCCTACTTAATCTTGATGAGCTATACACTATTAGCGATTCACTGCCAGAGGATTTAAAAACATTTGATTACACATTTGACGACACGAGTCAGAGTGTTGGTGATGTGTTAGACGTTATTCTTGATGTGATGCGCGTGCAAAGATACTGGGACGGCCAGCAGATGCGTTTTTGGCGCGATGAGGCAACACCGATTAACAGTGCATTACTAAGTCGGGCTGATATTGCTGCTGAGAATGAGCGCTCATACACATTAACTAGATCGAGTTATGTAACCGGGCAATATGACAGTATACAAGTTGAGTATGTGGATCGCGAGATAAACAAAAAAGCATATGTGTACCGTTCAATCGATGGCTCTGGAAATATCGTTAATATGCCCGGGCAAAACCCAAAAGCTAAAACGTTAACCGGCTGCCAAAACGAGACTAACGCAATTAATCGCGCGGAACTTGAGATACGCAAAATACTTTACCAACGTTACACGCTAAGCGACACGTTTTTAGACAGTCAACGCTTTTTAGGTAAAGGCGATGTGGTGCTTTACAATGAGGTTTATGAAGGTGGCCAAGCGTGGGGTGGTGAGATATTAGCTGTAAATGGCAATACCGCTACAGTTGGTGAAGAGTTAGAGTTGCAAATTGGGACCAGCTACCATGTTTTTTACACAAACATGAATGGCGATGTTATTGGCCCTGTAGCTGTCACCGCATCAACATCAAACACGTTTACAGCATCAAGCCTAAGCCAGTCGTATGTTGAAGGAGATGATAACGCACAGATTGGTAGTCGCTACTATATCACTGAGGTTAACGACTCAATAAATAGGCGCTACCGAGTTATTGAACGCCAGAGTAGTGATTACAACGTGCAAATCAACATGATTGGCTATGATGAACGTATCTATGAATATGATACAATTTAAGTAATTTTAATAGCGAGATATTTAATTATGGGTATATTTCAAAATGCTGAGCAAGATGCGTTAAGCATTAAAGGGTTTGCCAATGACAATAATGGTGCGGTTCCTACTAGACTAGGCGGTACAAAACCAAGCTATCAATTCTTAGTTGATGGCTGGAATACATCGTTTCAAGCTAGCTTAAACGGCTACCAAGTACAGGTCGATGATGCAATTGATAAAATAGCAGAATATGCCCCGCGCGTTGTTGGTGACTTTACCGATGGGTTTACGTTTACCAACTTTAACGAGGTTGGGCGCTATGATGACGGGTTAGGCAATCCAGACTCAGTAACGTACTGGTCATACAACGGTGCGTTACCATTTACCGTGCCACCATCAACAGTGCCAACATCTCCAACTTACAATCAACGCTCAGTTAATGACCATGGTGCGCTAATTAACCGAAATGCTGTTGGGGCGCATGATGATATTTATATTCGCACTGTTACGCTGGCTGAGGCTATTGCAGAGGATGCGCCAGTTGGTACTAGGTACAATATAAGAGGTGATAGATTTGTTGTCGAGTCAGATAGTTTAGGGTATGTATCATTTTCACACCAGATGGCGAGCGGTAGACATCTAAACTACAAACCAATTGGTGATGTTAGGTTAGTAGTATCCGGCGCAACAGCAGAATCTGACAGCTACCAAGCTATTAGCGATTGCTTTAGCTACGCTGCTGAACTTGGCAAGTGGGTTGACGGAGACGGTTTAGAGTATTTGACAGAGCAACTTGTAAGCAATGAAATTGATATAAAAGTTAAAAATGCAGTCTTCATTACTGACATCGTCCAGTCGGGATTTGATTTTGGAGCAAAAACTCCGAGCGCTACAACATCACTAAACTCAAACCCACTTCTAGGTCAAAAGCAGCTTGATGTTCTTGACTCCACAGGTATGAACGTCGGTGATGTCATTGTACTGGTTTCAGATAGAGTTTGGCCTTATGACATAGACAGAAATTTAAACGCTGGTGAAGTTAATGTGATATCGGAGATTTCAGGCAACAGCATTACACTAGAAGCTAACCTGAAAGACGGATATACAATAGTTGAAAACGTCCAAGTGACTACATATACGCCAGTTAATTTTGAAATGGAGAATGTTGAATTTAAACGTAAAAATAAAGAGGAAAAATCTTCATTCTCTCTGCGTCGATGCGTAAGGCCAAAGATAAGAAATCTAACTTTAAGGGACAACGGACAATCAGGCGGTAACATATCTGCCTGTGTCATGGCTGACATTCAGGGCCTTTATTTATATGATAACTATGTAACGGGTACTGCCACTGGCTATGGATTACAAGACAACGGCAGTTTAGGGACTCAAATAAGAGGGCTTGCTGCTAAAGGTAACAGGCGTGCAGTTGATTTCAGCGGATCTTTCCCTAGTAAGTTTGGGTCTGTCGATGGTTTTTATGTAGTTGGGCTTGATAACACTGGTAGTTGTTTAGGTACTCATGGCACAGCTGTAGGCTCTGAGTTTAGAAATGGTGTATGTGACGGTGGTTTGATAGGTGTTCAAATCAGGTCACCGCTTAGCGTCCTCGAAAATATAACATTCATAAATACCGAGACTCGCTGTATAACCCTTAATTATACAATGAGTTTAAAAGTGGCAAATTGCAAATCTGAACCGTCTATAAACGGCGCAACGCAAGGCTCTATTGCTGCTGTTACGTCTAGATTTATAGAGGTTTCAAACTTACCAGACGACTTACCAAACAGTGAGTGGTTAGAGATAAACAATTGTACTGGAACAGTCAGAACATTGCCTATAAGAATAGAACCTTCTTTAAATGACGGTTTAAAATATATCAGAGCTAAGGGTAACTCTTTTAGAATACGAACAAACACAAGCTCAAACCAAATAAATTTTATTGAATCAACATCACCGGCTAATTTATCACATAGTTTGATAGTCGGTAACAGCATAACTCTTAACTCGCTAGGCCAGCAAAATACATTACTAGGGGGTAATATTTCAGTAGATGACTCAGCTACTATAGTGATACAGCCGTTTTTGCTTGATGATGCGTCGCTCATAGAAGCATGGTCAACCGATGGTGCTTTGAGTAACAAGGAGTTGAACCTTAGAATGTCTAGTGATGGTGAATTTTGTTCTTTGCAAGGCACTGTTAAGTTTACAGTTTCTGGCGCTACTGTAGGGGCAAGGATAAGGGTCGCAGGTGTGCTACAAAAAAGTGATGAGCCAAGAGTTGGGAATATATCAACTACTTCTGCAAGTGGAGGTGTTATACAAGAGCACCTAGTGACGAAGTACAACAGACAATTCCTTTACCTTGCGGCTGACGGATGGAGAGCCAGTGGAAGTGACACGGAGCCGTTTTCAAATGGGGATCATTATGTAAATGTTGATATAAAATATCCACTAAGATACCCGTTTGAGTTCGGGCTTTTGAAATAGGTCAACCATCTTTAACTTACAAATAATAAACCCGCTTTAATTAGCGGGTTTCTTCTGCGCCGCAAACGTGGCGCTATTTCTTAATCTTACTGCCAATATCTACAGCAAAGTAAAACCCTAATATCCAAGTCATTGGATTTGATAGAACTTCTTTCATGTATACGTATGAGTCATTTTGCAGTGTGAGCAATGGCTTAATGCGTATTTCAGCTAGATTCTGACTTGCTGATACTAGCGCCAATGTATCTCCTGATGTTGCTATAAATACATAGGCTTGCGCTACCACGCCCGACATTAAATAAACAAAGCCAAACAATGCCATGCCGATGGTGAATGCAAACGCGATAAATCGCCTGGCCGGACTTTGGTGCTTAGTTGCGTTTTGATAGTTAATCATGAAATCCGCTTTTTGCTGCGGAGTCCAATCCGTACCACTTATTTTCTCAACTATTTTTAGTGCGGTATTTGCCCCAGCTTCGCCTCCGAAAACCGAAGCAACCCACCCGCCAACACTTGCTAGTAAACTCATAAAATCACCTACTCATCAAATCGCTAATAAACGCAATAACATTAAACCACACGCTTACTGCTAGTAAAAAATACGCCGTGCGCTTCTTGCGTGCTTCTATGTTAACTTTCTTCTGCAATGCGTGTACATCATGCGGATCGCAATCACAGCGCTCAGTTTCTTGGGTTTGCTTGTCTATGTGGGCTGTCATAATTTATAACTTCCAGTTCGCATTTGATTTGACAGCTCAACAGCTCTATCGCCAACCTGTCTAGCCCATCGGCTATCCAGCATTTCTTTGGCTGCCAAACCGTAGTCTTTAAGTTTGATAGCGTTAATCATGTTGGTAAATTTGAGAAGTGTTGGCAAGCCAAGGTTAAAACACATGTTTACGATAGCGCCGCGCCTAACTTCATCTAGTGAGCAATACCAATCAAATTTAACCAACTCATCAATCGTGCGTGCTATATCAGCGTGCAGCAAGTACATTGCTTCATCTTCAGTTATTCCGTTATCTTCAATATTGCGACCAACACCAATAGTCAACTTTCCAGCTGTGCAAGTGTACGGCATGAGCTTTAAGCCTTCGTGCTTTATTAGTTGCTCTACTAACTTACTCATAACTCAACTCCCATCTGTTTAAGATAAAGCTTGTCTTCTAAATCTCTGCGGCGATCAACACGCTCGGCAGCTTTTTTCTGTTTAATGCGCTCAGCGGCTTGCTTGATTAGTTTATGCCGCTTGGCTTGCTTGTCTAACTCATTTGCATCAATCATAAAAACCTCATTCTAGGTTGGTCGTCATCTTCTCTGTAAACGTTGGCTTTACTTCTATGCGCCCTTGATAACGCATCATTGCCAACGCGTTTATAGTAGTTGCTTATTTGTATATGGTAAAAATAAGCATCTTCTGCGTTGTCGTCAACTTCTGCCTTTCTTGCTTCTTCGATCAAAGTTTGTAAGCACATAAAAATATTTTACGTTTAATGTTGTTTTTAATAATGTAGCATATTATAGTTAGTTTGCAATTGTTATTTTTAATGAGATTGGAGAATGCAGGATGGAATTAACAACACTAAACGCTTTGGATAGTGAAAAGCCAAAAAATGGAGATTTGCTTGTTATAGAGACTAAGAAAAATAAAGGTCAGAAAATAGCTGTAATGGTTAAAGATATTGTGAATGGTGACGAGGTGATTTTACAGAAATCAACAAACAGCTATTTCATTTGGTCAATGTATTTACCTGGCGAATCTTGGGTTTGGCGCGTCTGGAATCTTGGGCAAGTAAAGCCAACAACATCGCTAAACAATACGAATCAGCTGCTAGACTGTTAACCCTACCTACCAACACCCGCGCGCCAAGCATCTTTTTGTTGGCGCATTTTTTTTATCAAGTCCTTCATTACAGCTTCGCCAGTCTTGCGATTAACTAATATTGGAGATTGACTACATAAGCAGTTTATACTATTGCCGTTTTCTGAATAAAACTCCTCAACTTCCTGCATAGAATAAATCTGGCCATGTTTTGCCACGTGATGCGGGCGGCTTGTCATCGCCAATGCACTAAACCAGAGTTGCTTTTGCACAAAAGGAGAATCAGAATAAATATCTTCATTAATCTGGCGCGTTTTGTCACGCTGTGCTGTGCGGTATGCGCCAAGTATCTCAGTTCTCGATATGCGTTGTGCGCGACTAAAGCCAACGCCGACACGCTTTGCAACGTCTTGCGTGATTTCACGAATACCTAAACCGCTGGCCATGCCGCGCGTTAACGTTTCTGATAAGTCCACTTTCATCGAGTCAGTTAGGCCTTTCATTTCATTAAATACACGCGAGTACACTAAACTCAAAGCGTTAACTTGTTGTGGGTTAAATGCGTCTGCGTCAAGCTGCCTAATCATCATAGCTATTTCATCGCCGACAACGCTAGGCTCTGCCATGTTTTTAGATGACTGTATAGTGTCGCGTATAGCATCGTTATAAGCGCTTGATAGGTACGATTGATAAAACCAGTTATTAGGGCGCTGGCCAGTTAATGACTCTAACAACTCATTGTAAAGCAAGTGCTCGATAAATGAGTTAATCGAGTCGTAGCGCTCTGTGGAAATATCATAGCTGTAGTAGGCTTTGTTTACTACTACTTCGTTGATGCGCTCGCCATTACTATCCAGTGGCCACCAAAACGCCATCTTGTTAGCCGATGCAACACGCTGGTATTGCTCCTGGTCTTTAACAAGTTGCTTCATCGCCTTATTGATTCGCTCAAAGCGTTTTTTAAGTTCTACCTGTGCACGCTTTAGATTGCCTTTTTGGTTGGCTGGGTCTTCGGCGCTTCTTGGTATAACCGGATAGCTTTTAATCTGGCGTATTTTCTTCATCTAACACCATATCTTCTTTGGGGTCGTATTCGGTATCAGGTTTTTTGGCTTCCGCACCGCCCGCTTGTCTGATTTCTTCCATGGTCCACGGTGCTTCTTGGCCAGCTTTGAATGCTTGCTCGTTTTGTGACGTCATCTTGCCAGCGCTTTCTAGCTTTTCAGCTGTGCTAGGCTCGCTCAGGTCTGGCCAGCACACTTTAAACGTACCATTGCTGGGTTGCGACAACAAACCAAGCTCGACAAGACGTGACAAAAACTTGTGAATGTCGTTGCCGTACTTCTTCTGGTGTTTTTTGAGCCGCTTGGTGAATGAGGTGCTGTTTTGCGTACTGGCTCGCTCACCAGTCATAAAGCCAACTAACTCAGTAAATGACACACCACGGCTTGCACATGCTTCGACTACGCATATTTCCCATGCACTTTTAGGGTCTTGCAGTTGTGTTTGCAGGCTTGTTACGTCAACGCCGTAGAGCTTGAGTGCGTTATTGAAATTATCATTAAAGTCATCTATAGACTGGTCAATAGACTCACCTCTGGATTGCATGGCTTTTGCTGCTTCTGTGTTGTTAGCGCTTAGAACATACTTCTGCATTGCGTTCTTGCGATAACCTTCACCGGATGCACCGCGCACTTTGTTAGCGTCAAACAGAGCGTTAAAAGCTGGCTCCAAAACTGACTCGCCATAGATTGTGGCACCAACGGCGTTAGTGATTACATGGACTCGACTATAGTGCAGCGTGTGCGTCTCGCCGTTGGTTGTCTGTCTTGCGCTAAGTTCTGACGGCTGCAAGCGGTAACTCAGCGGCTTATTGTAGTTCTCGCTAAAGTAATCAGAGTCGTACGTGGTGTTGGCTTCGCACTCTGGTTGATACCAAGGATTTATAGCAATGATGCGCTTGCCACGCTTTAAAGGCCTGTCTAAGCTGTTTTGTGTTGGCTCTGATATTACCGGGACAATCGTTGCGTACTGCCCGACGTCCGCTTTTTTAAACGCATCCTCAAACACGCGCCAAAGTTGAAACTTCTCAACCAGCTCTTTTACTTCGCGTTCAAATTGCGTGTCTTGTGGTGTATCTTCGTCTCCATCAACAATGTACGGGTCATCGCTAAAGCAACGCTCTGGGATAATGTCAACCAGCGCGTTAAAGAAACCACCGCGGCGATAGGCGTTATAAAGCACATGGAAGTCAATAACATCGGGATAGCCATACGCCGCAGAGTCATTACGGTTGGTATCACCAAAGTTTACTGGGGCACTTGGCAATATTGAGCTGTACGGTTGCCGCCCTCTATATTTAGAGTTGGTAGCAATTGAATTAGCAACCATCGGGTTTAGTTTCTGTAGGTAATGCATAAAAAAGCCACACGTTTAAAAGTATGGCTTTATTGTAGCATAGTGGTTTGGGTGGGGCTATTTAGGAGGGGTTTTCATGTCACAACCATCTTCACTGTTATTTTTTGCCACGTCGTTGATATAGCAATCAATTGCTATAATAGGCCAAAACATGGTGAATATAATAGCTGTGGCAGAATCAAGAATGGTAAAAAACTTAGAGTTTTTATCCTTGCTTTTAGCCTCAAGCCATGCGGCAATTGAAAACCCAACACCAACAGCGATGTAGATATATATAAAAATCATTCTTCTTCCTTTTCATTACAAACAAAAACCCGCTCACCAGTAACAGCAATCAGCGCATCAATTAGCTCCTGCGCAATCTTAGGTGGCACCTGTCCAAGGTCGTTTAAATCCGACTGTGCTCGGTTTATTAAATCATTGCATTTCATCATTCACTTGCCTTTTTGTAAGTTAAGTATTCTTGCTCATGGTATTTCATGGCAACCGTATCACCCATATCAACAGCGGCTAGGTACGCTCTGTAGTGCTGTTTGGCTTTCTTTTTGTAGTAGGTTTTATCTTTCATTGTTGGTGCTCCCAAAACCACCTGTTCTTTCGTTATCAAGTACAGGGTAAATTTGCACGTAAGGCTTGCAAATTAATTGACCGATGCGCTCACCTTTATTAATAGTGACAGGTTTATCACCAAGGTTGCGTAGTGGCAATAAAATCTCATCAGGGTAGTCTAGATCAATCACCCCTACGCTATTTGGCATATCAAGCCAGCGTTTTAAGCAAATGCTTGAGCGAGGTGTTAGCTCGAGATAGTGACCGCTTGGCATGTTTTCCGGCACAAACTCACCTGTTTTAATTAGCTCGTAACTGCCAGGTAATATCGTTACCGTTTCAGCCGCTTCAACGTCTGCGCCCGCACTGTCTCTAGTTTTATGTTCTGCCATTTTACTTACCTTTATTTTTGCGTTTAATTTTATCGCGCTTTTGATGCGCTGCCGTAGTTGTGCGTTTTCTGCCTTTGCTGTTTCTTACATTGTGATATTTAGGGTTGTAAACATCACTTAAATTAGAAGCCAAATAAGGCAATAAGTTAAAAAGTACTGATTTCATATTAAAATACACTTAAATCTAAATCATAGCCCATATCGTAGTCATTCCATCCAGCCAGCCAAGCGTAGTACTTGACTGAGTGTATCACTGGCGAATACGGGTTATCTCTTTTACTGTCATCGCTGGCACAGGCGTAAAAGCCTTGCTCGTATGCGTCTTTCATCCCCACCCCTTAAACTTAGTTAATATTTCATCAATCTGCTCATTAGTTATTTGCTCGCCGTTTGGCACTGCCAACCAAGCAACGTTAGTAAGTTTGTTCCGCTGCTCAAACTCTTTTGCAAATTCTTTGTGGCGCCAATCAAGATACTCAACAAGGTCGGCTTGCAATAGCGGCTCAGTAATTGGCACTTCATCGACTTCAAAGCGGCTCTTGCCATTGGATTCGATACCGATAGCCAGTAAATGCACATTCCATTTGTGGCGCACCTTGGTTAACACATGAGCCATTGACTGGCCAACCGTTATACTTCTTGCTTGCTTGTAGTTGATAAGCTCCGCGGTGTAATCATTGTCGCGGTCTAGCTCGCTATGCCAGATTGCCAAGTCTTTAAGTCCACGCCTAGCAGCTAACAAAGCATCTTTCATGGGGTTGTATTTCTTTGCCCTTTTCCGCTTACTCATATCGCCATATCCTTTGTAAATATCACATTCTGGCAAGTTGCCATTCCTTTCAAGCTAAACCGCTTTGGCGGGTTGAAATTCAACGTACTGTCTTTTTTTAGTCCTAACTCGCGAATACGTTTTACAATCTGGTACTCGTTTGTGCCGATAATTATAGCTGCACGTTTATTGCCAATGCCTAGTTTACATAGGCGCTCAAGCTCTTGGTCTTGTTCTGGTGTAAATTTCATCGTTATCTCCTTTGTTTAACTATGACAATAAATGTAATGTATTATTTTTAATTAATCAAGGTTTATTTTTGTTTGATTGCTTAACACCTAAATAGCCGAAATAAGTTGCACTGCGACTATCTTCATTACTCTGACCGTGCCAACCTAAATCAGCAAGTGCTGCTTTGCCGGTTTTTGAATCCTTCCACATTTTACTAACACCATGGCGCACCACCTTAATATCAAATCGCTCTGCAATACGCTCAATTTCAATTTGCACTTGCTTGCACTTACCAACATGCTCAGCCTTTTTAAGCTTAACTGGTAAAGGGTCTTTTCGGTTTATGCTGAATGCGTTTGAGCTGATACCGTTTAAGTTTTCAATGTGTAATTCGACATTTTTAAATGTTATTGTTGGTAGGTTATCGTCAAGTAAATAGTTGTAAAACTGAACCAAGTTCATGCACTCTAAGCGCTTTAATTCTCCATCAATAAAAAACGAGAATCCGCTCATTTTACTATCTGGATCGCAACCAATAATTACTTTACTCATAAATCACCTATAAAATTAGCGCCAAATTAATGGCGCTTTTGGTTGGAAGGAAATATCTAAAAGGGGATGTCATCATCAAAATCAATCGGCGGCTCCATCGGGTTTGATGGACCACCATTATTGCTGTGGGGCATTGCCACCGTTTTGGTTTTGAAAACCACCTTGTTGTTGGTTTTGATTAAACCCACCTTGCTGTGCTTGCTGGTAGTTGTTTTGCTGCGGCGCCTGCTGTTGTGATTGATTAGGTGCCTGCTGCTGGCCACCGTAACCTCCACCTTGCTGTGCTTGTTGGTAACTATTTTGCTGCTGACCGCCTTGATAGCCTCCACCTTGTTGGTTGTTATCGTCAAAAACGCTAACCATTACCGTGTCTCGTTGCTGGCCGCCTTTCTTAACCGAAAGAGCGTTCTGCTTTAAAAGAACACCAGCAAGGTTAATTGATGGATCTAAAAGCATGTATCCGCCGCCATCGTTTCCTTGCATTAATACACCAAGTCGCTGGTACTCACCTTTGTCTTGCCCGTCTTTTTGATATTCTCCAACTTTGGCTACTAATCTTTTCATTATTGGTTTCCTTCTAATTTAATTGGTTGAATTATAAATTGCTGCTTTACACCTCTGCGAACAGTTAATGATATTGTTGCAGCGCTTTGAATATGTGACACTGCATTTACTCGAATGCCACCTATGTTTTTTTGCTTACCAAAATCAACAGTTGGATCAACATACAAATTCATCCACCTGCCAGCCCACTGATTTGCATCTTTACCCCATAGCGCAACAAGTATTTTTCGTACTGTTAGGCATGGCTTGAATGGCTTGCCTCCGCAGCCATAGTAATAAACTTGAACAGGCTGTTTAGGGTCGTTTGTAACATTAACACCTTCAACCTGTATCATTAAGTCACCGCCAACCAGATCGTCAACATTTAGTTGATCGGACTTAGTTTTGATTGTATGTGATACGTCTAGCATTGTTCTTCACCTTCAAAAACCACTTCAACATCATCGGTATACTCGTCATCACTGTAAAAGTGAAATGACTCACTGTGTAACCAGTCGTTGTTATCGCGACACTGTTTAAAGCGCTCGATATTAGCAAGCATACGCTGCCAAAAACCCCAGGCAATTAACTGGTCTTTTGTGACTTCAAAAACAGCCACCGGATAACGACCAAGTGAGATAGATGATGACACTGCAACAAATACAAATCGGGTGACTTCAAAGCCATAGTGAAGGCTTAGTGTGTGCAAATAAAACGCTGCTTGGTGGCCGTAATCAAATTTGTATAGCGGGTTAATCCACTCTTTGTCACTGCGCCAATCATCGATTGAGCCGGTTGTTTTAACGTCAAGGCAAACCCCTAGTGACTCAATCAAGTTCTTATCCGGACGACACTTTAGAAGTACGTTGCGCTCCGAGTCGTTTGCAATTACGCTACATTCAGATTGGCCTTGCTGTGATAGTAAATGCGATGCAGTAGGGTGAGCGTTAACACTACCAACCATAACCTTGATTTGCTCCGCTTCATCGGCTGTCAAAACGATATTGTCAGGGTTGTCGATAACCTCCTGTTCAAATGATTTTGTGTTGCGACCTTTAACGCTACTAACAAAAACCAAATCGTCATATTGCTCTGGCTCGAGTAGTGCGCAATGTAACGCGGTGCCAAAGTCTTTAGTTTGCACTTTTGAGTGATTGATGGGCGCTTTACGTGACCAGATGTAATCGCCTGGGTTGCGCTCAATCATTACCGCGTCACTATTAGCGAGCGCGTCAATTTTTCTGTATTCATCTTGTGGAATATCAATAAATAAACCTGTTTTCATGTTTCTCTCCATTGCTGTGGTTTAAATATAATGTATTACATATAAACCACATTATCAAGTGTTATTTTTAACTCAATCAAACTTTTTGCGGTTGATTATGCTGAAACCTTTATCGTTCTTACGGTGTGCAATATAGGTTGGCTGCTTAAACACCATTTCATTTTGCTTTAACTCTGCAAAATTTTTCGCTGCCAAAATTCCACGTTGCCAAGTGTCTGATTCAACATGCTCTTTCACAAACTTGCGCCAGGTTGATTTTTCCCATTGCTTTGCAGAGAACGGGTTAAAATACTCCTTTGCAATTTCAGGTATTTCAATTCCATTGTGCATGTAAGTGCTATCAAGGCTGTAACTAACCCACAAACCACCATTGTTTGCCTGGGTGATTGACATATACTTTACCTTTTTGTAATCAGCATCAGTGTAAGCCTTGTTTTTTAGGTTGGCGTTAGGGTCAATCATTACAGCGTCACACTTGCGGCACGTTTTTGCACTAGGTGCGTTATGCGTTCCACAATTTAAACACTCGTTAAACATAAAGTAATGTTCACAACGTCCATCCTCACTATTTTGTGACTGTCCAACACAACGCACAGCATACTCACTATTCATTGTTGCGCACAGTGGACATTCTTGCGTTTCACCTTTTGGTGCCTTTCCTTTTTGCTCCATTGCTTGTTGTAAAATTGGATCTTCGTAGATGTTTCCCATGGCTTCTAGACTCGATGAATAATCAAGAATTAACGCGTCATCCTTAATTATTCCTTGCTCTATATGCTCAGGTTTCAATATCCTTAATACGCGACCTATGAGCTGTATCATTAGCGTTAAGCTTCCAATGTTTCTCAGTATTACGCTGGTTGACAAGGTAGGTGCATTAAAACCCGTAGTCAAACAGCCTATTTGTATTATGTATTTGATCTTATTTTCTTTTATACCTTTTATTATTTCCATACGCTTTTTGGTGCTAGTGCTGTCTGTGACAATACCCCACGTTCCATCAGGTAAACATTCAGCAACTTGTTCGCAGTGTTTTTTGCTAGCGCAAGTTATCATGACACCGCCGTCACGATCTTTAGTTCTATGCATGACCTCTTGCATTATTTGCTGAGTCTTTGTCTGCTCCTTGCATATTTCTCGACCCATTGCAGCCAGCTCTTTTGCTGTAAAGTCTTGCGCTCCTTCACCTTCTTTAATTTGGTATTTATCAAGCGCATCATAATGAAGGTCATCAGAACCAAAACCAAACACAGGAGGCACAAGGAATCCTTTACTGATCAATTCATAAGTTGAAACGTCTGACAATTGTTTGCGCCAGAACTTTCCGTAAATTGATTCGCTGCCACGGTAAGGTGAGCCGGTGTAGCCAATTATCAAAGGTGGCTTTTTACCTAGTCTTTTAGCGTTTGATTGAAAGTGCTTAATGATTTTGCTGTACTGAGTGTCATCATCAGAGTCGCTAATACAACTTTGCCAGTCAACATGATGGCATTCATCAATTAATATGGCCGTAAATGTACGGTCCTTAAACTCGTTATTTAACGCCCTACCTACCGTCCCCTCCGTGCCAAAAATAATAGGGTAGTAAGTTGATTTTTGATTTAAGCTTGCACTAAATACGGATAATTTTAAACCTATCGCTCTTGCATCATCAGCGTTCTGTGATATCAACTCCCCTTGTCTAGCTAAAACCAAAACGCTATTGCCATCTCTAGTCATGATCTGTTTAGCTGCAAATGCTATTAATACGGTTTTACCGCCACCTACAGTTACATTGGCAAAAGCTGGTTCAAACTTACCTGACTTGTAAGTTTCCCTCATATGTTCAATTGTAGAATCATGAACTTTTTGCTGGTAGTCTCTTAATTTATACATAATTTAAATCTCCTATGGCATGTCCGGCCAATACCTATTTCCTTTTGAAGCGTTTTCGCTTCTTGTCAGTAATTGGAAGTTATCAATGCAATGAAGGCCGCAAGCTAAATCACTTCTTATCGGTATTATATGATCTACCTCCAGCCCTGTTTTCTTTGCTTTTTTGTAAAATTCAGTTATTTCAGCTCTACTTTGCCACTTAGGACAGCAAACTCTTAATCGTCTACTAAAAGCTTTTGAATAAGCCCTAACCCGACTCTTAACCTTCGGCCTTTTCATGTATTCTTTTCTGTACTCTGAAAGTCTTGGTTTGTTCTTTTCGTAGTATACTTTTTTATTTTTTGCCTCCTTTTCTTTTACATCTGGATTTTTGTAGTAATTTTTTTTGTAATTTGCATCGCATTTTTTACACCTGCTTGCAAGCCAATCTAAGTTTGATTTATTTTTAGCAAAACAATTTGCACTTAAAACGGCTTTACAATTACAGCATTTCTTACTAATTACATTTTTTTGCCTATTTTCCCTGTTTCTTTTTACTATCAATTGCTTTGATTCTTTTTCGCAATCAAAACACGTTCCTGCATATCCGGATTTATTTCTTTTTTCAGACCTAAAATGTAACTTTAACTTTGTTGCGTTGCATTTTTTGCATATAAGAAACCCAATTGGAGGTGTTTTTATATATTTAGGAGCTCTAGATCTTTCTTTTTTTCTGCATGTTTTGCACTCTGATCTTAATCCTGTTTTGCTTTTTGAGAGTTTTGTAAAGCTACTTGCTTTTTTCATCACCTTGCACTTGCTGCACCTTTTCTCTGTGACTGGCAACTCTGCATTTTCCAGAGCAGTATTTAGCTCTTGCTGTTCCGTAGAATTTTTTTCCGCATTTTTCACACTTAACCTCAGCAATCATAATATCCTCACTTATTAATAATTGTAACACAGTACCGTTACATTTCAACAATTAATCTTTCCGCTTGAAACTTTGCCTCATCAGTTTCACAAACGGCATACATATTTACTTTCTTGTGCTTGATCGCGCTGTAAATAAAATTAATATTGTGCGGCATGAAAAAGCATATTGCGTTTTTACCATCAACCCTATGCAGTCTATTTGCTGTGTACCAGTTTTCGCACAGGTAAATATCACCGTCTACCTGCCCAAATATGGCGCAGCTACCGTAAAGGAATTTCTTTTTGTATGGTAAAGGTTTGTAGCAAGTGCCTCGCAACTGTACGAGGGATACTGGTGTTGCATTAACGTCTGTCAATATCACTATCTGGCTGGCTCCATTAAAATAAACGCGTTCACCTTGCCATATTTTCACCTCGCACTTGCGTAAAAATTCGGTTATATCATCAACAGAAAAAGCTGCCTGGTTAAGTGGTAGCCTTGCAGATTTTGGCCTTGCTTTTACAGGTGAGCCAGTAGTTAACTCTGTTTCTTGTATATCCGCACCAAGATATTTTGCAGCCTGTTTGAAATCCCAGCCGTTTATATCCTGTAAAAACTTAACTACATCACCGCTTTCACCGCAGCCAAAACAATGATAGAACTGTTCGCTTTCATTAACTGTAAAGCTTGGGGTTTTTTCATTATGAAACGGGCAGCACCCAAAATAGTCTTTGCCATGCCTCTTTAATGAAACAAAGTTTTCCACAATATCAACGATACTTACTCGCGACTTTAAATGCTCAATATCAATCATAATCACTCTGCCATTTTAGGGTTAATCTTTATAAATCCGTCATTTTTATCGCTGTACCAACAAATGTTTCTATTTTGCAAAACGGGCATCAATTTATCGTTGAAGTGAGTTGTTATTTTTGTTTGGCTTTTAAAGGGTTTTGCTTTTTTTATGCTGTCAATCAATGTTCTTATTTTTACTTCGATTTTGCCTTTTGTTACGTATCCAGATAACGTACCGGCGATATGTTTGATTTGTGACTCATCACCGCCAAAACCTTCACTG